TTCACGGTGTTAAGCGTAGATCTTCATCGTTTAATACTGATCGTGTAGATGATATTTATGAAAGTAGTGATAACTTTTACCTACATTATGGAGACCTTACAGACTCTACAAATATTATCAGACTTATAAGCGAAATTCGTCCGGATGAAATCTATAACCTTGGGGCCCAAAGCCACGTACAGGTATCTTTTGAAACGCCGGAGTATACAGCCAACTCAGACGCAGTTGGCACCCTTAGAATACTAGAGGCCCTTAGAATACTTGGAATGCAGAGCTCCGTTAAATTCTATCAAGCCTCTACATCGGAGATGTTCGGTCTTGTTCAGGAGGTTCCTCAGAAAGAAACAACTCCCTTCTATCCAAGGTCGCCTTACGGGGTAGCTAAGCTATATGGACATTGGATAACTAAGAATTATCGTGAGTCGTACGGAATGTTTGCGTGTTCCGGCATTTTATTTAACCATGAATCTCCAAGGCGCGGGGAGACATTCGTGACCCAGAAAATTGTAATGGCACTTAAAGCTATTTCTGATGGAACACAGTCCACCTTAGAGCTTGGAAATTTGAACGCGATGAGAGACTGGGGACACGCTAAAGATTTTGTTAGGGCTATGTGGCTTATGCTTCAGCGGGAATCCCCGGAGGATTTTGTTATTGCGACTGGTACGCAGTATTCGGTAAGGCAATTTATTGACGAGTGCGCCCCATACTTCAACATGAACATTGAGTGGACTGGTACTGGCTTAGACGAGGTTGGCGTTGATATTAACACCGGGAAAACTATTATTGTGGTAAACTCTAGGTACTTCCGCCCCTCAGAAGTTGAGTCCCTGTTGGGTGATTCGTCTTATGCAAAGCGGGAGCTTGGTTGGGAGCCTGAGATAAGCTTTAAAGAGTTAGTAAAAGATATGTGTCTTAACGTATAATATTATTGGAGATTCAAGTGGAATTAGATAGTAAAATTTTTGTTGCTGGTCATCGTGGACTAGTCGGATCGGCAATCGTTAGAAGACTTAATAGCCTTGGGTATACTAATATTATAACCAGAAGTAGGGTAGAAGTTGATTTGATGGACTCAGCGCAGGTTAAAAACTTCTTTGAGTCAGAGAAGCCTGAGTATGTATTTCTTGCCGCCGCAAGGGTCGGCGGTATCTTTGCCAATGATAATTACTCTGCTGAGTTCATATATGAAAATATACAGATACAGAATAACGTAATACATTTTGCTTATAGCTCGGGTGTAAAGAAACTATTATTCCTTGGGTCTAATTGTATCTATCCAAAGTTTGCAGATCAACCTATCAAAGAGGAGTACCTGCTTACAGGAGCGCTTGAGCCAACAAACGATGCGTACGCTATTGCAAAAATTGCTGGTATTCAGATGTGCCAATCTTATAGAAAACAGTATGGATTCAATTGTATTTCATTAATGCCTGCTAATATGTATGGCCCAAACGATAACTTTAATCCTGAGAGTAGCCACGTCTTTGCCGCTATGATTAGAAAGTTTGAGGACGCTCGTGTCTCCGGGGCCGAGTCAGTAACTCTGTTCGGAGATGGCTCACCGATGAGGGAGTTTCTATACTGTGACGACCTTGCGTCGGCATGTGTATTTTTAATGAATAATTATAATGATCCGATGCCAATCAACGTAAGTTCAAACGATGAGTATTCTATCAGGGACATAGCGGAGATTATTAAGGACGCTGTTGGTTACACTGGCTCCATCTCTTGGGACACGAACATGCCGAATGGAACCCCACGAAAAAAACTAGATCTTACAAGGATCCACGCCCTTGGCTGGAAGTCAGAAGTGAGCTTATCAGAGGGTGCTAGACTCGCTATTGATTGGTACCAAAAAACTGGTGGTGTAAAAAGTGAAGAGGTTTAATGTAGTCTCTGGTGAGGGTAAGGTGCCAACCGGGACGTATACAAACCACTCTACACAATATTCTAGGTATGATGTATCGGGCCAGCTGGAGGGTGTTTCCTGGCATTTTGATGGATCTGGTGACGAGTGGATGTATATTGATGAGGGAATTCGTTCAGCGCTTACCGATGGCCACACAGGCAAGAAGTATGCTTGGTTGATGGAAGGCAAGGGTATCATTCCAGAAATCTATCAGGATATTGTAGACAACCTAGATGAATACACGAGCACCTTTGAGCTAATATTTAGCGGTGACAAAAATATGTACACCTTACACGATAAAATTAAATTTATGCCGGGCAATACTTTATGGGTCAAAGACATACAGTTATACCCAAAAACTAAATTACTGTCTATGATATCCTCTAATAAAAACTGGACGGACGGTCACAATCTTCGCGTAAATATGATGAGATATTTAATAGACAAGGCGGACGTTTTTGGAAATCAAGTACGCCCAATTGCCACAAAGGAGGACGGGCTCAGAGACTATATGTTCTCTGTTGCAATCGAGAATTCTTCGTACGAAACATATTTTACTGAAAAGATAATTGATTGCTTTGCCACGGGGACTATCCCTATCTACTGGGGGGCCCCTGATATCGGAGATCACTTTAACTCAGACGGAATAATATCTTTAGAAGACTTTGACCTGTCTGAGATAAACGAAGATCTATACCACTCTAAAATGGACGCAGTCAAGGAGAACTTTGAGCTGTCTAAAAGATATATATTGTTAGAGAACTACATGAATTCTGAGTATTTTAGCTAGATTTCTGGCTTGCAATAGCATTTTTAGGTGATATAATTAGCTATATTAATTTTTAAGGAGGTGATTTTCCCATGGCTTCAGCTTTTGGTGATATTTTCGCATACAGAACCAATACCCGCTTTGTCCCCGCCGTTGCTATCGGTGCTGAGTACGGCTCAGGAACCGGTACTACCGGCCTCGTTGATCTAGTCCTCCTTGGAACTGAAAACGGTCAGCGTCTTGGCGTGTCCATTGCTTACACCGGTGCAACCGCTACAACGGCAGCGACCGTTGTGGCAAGCCCAACGTTGGCAACCGCAGGTACCGCGTACCTGGTTGACACGAACAACTAATTACATTTATTTAACAGAGGGCCGGTATTAATTTACCGGCCCTTTGTTATATGGTATACTTTATAGATGGTCAAAGACCATTTTAATATAGAATATAAGGAGATTACTTAATGAGCATTGTTGGATTTCTTGACAGGCTTTCGCCTGGAGTCCGCCACTTTCTTTTGATCCTGGTAGGAGCCGTGGTAACAGAGGTTCTTGCCAATCAGACGCAGATCCTTTCCGAACTGCCCCCTGCCGTTGTTCCTATCGTCGCCGCCATTCTTGGTATTATTGCTACGACAGTGACCCCATTTACGCAACAGTACGGTGTCGCTTCAGCTGATACCACTGTGACTATTGACTCCGGAGACCTAGAGGCCTAGTCTTATTATAGTTGGGGCCGGTATTAATTTACCGGCCCTTTCTGTATTTATAGTGGTATAATTGAAGTATAACGAATACTGGAGGAACAATATGGCTTGGCATTTAGCACCATCCCTGGTGCAATTCCGCGACGAGGTCAATAAGAAGTGGCCCATGCGTAGTAAGAAGTCGGACGGTACGATTGGCAATACATCACATGCCGCAAGGAAGTCTGACCACAATCCAAACAGCCGTGGATCGGTTAACGCTATTGATATCACTTATCCAGGCGTCAACCCAGACGTAGTTATTGCCGCTGTTAAGAAGCATCCATCAGCCGCCTATGTTATTTTTAATGGACATATCTACTCTGCGACTGATGGTTGGGTAAAGAAGCCGTATACTGGAGCTAGCCCACACAAGACACATTTGCATATCTCTATCAAGCAAAGTGTTAAGGCTGAGAATAGCACTGTTAAGTGGTTTACAACTCCAGCAAAGCCGGTAGTTAAGCCAGTTGCAAAGCCAGTTGCAAAGCCCGTTAAGAAGCCGGCATTGCCTAAGTATCCTGGCCCAGGTAAGCTTAAGGTAGGAAGTAAGAATACTGCTGTTAAGGTTGTTCAGACAGCAGTAGGCAACCCGGTTACTGGAACGATGACTGCCGCAGACGTTGCAGATGTTAAGAGGTTCCAGAGGCTGCGTCCGAAGTTGTGGCCTGCAGACGGTGTGATCGGTCCTAAGACCTACGCGTCCCTGGCGAATACCCCTAGGGTTAAGGCTAAGTACACAGTTTAACAAATTAAAAATAATGGCCCCCTATAAAATATAGGGGGCTTTTGTTTTGTTAACAATCAATACTATAACTATTTTACCATCACGTAGACAAAAAGCAATTTAAAATATATACTTAACATTATTGATATTAGGTGATATAATTAAGGCATGAACAAATTCCTATACAAGGTGGAGCTTGAGGTCGAGGTTGAGGCCTTCGACGAAGACGATGCCGCGATTGTAATAAAAGACTATATTGGACCAGGGTTTATGGATAGCGTTTTAAATATCAAAAGCCTGAAAATTAAAAAGTAATAATTACTGGATAGGAGTTACCGTGCTTGATATGTCGTCTATTGAAGAAGACCTAGAATATGATAAACTACCGGTTGGAGAAAAGTATCGACAACTGGTAATAGCAGACCGGTGCGACCGCTGTGGAGCGCAGGCTATGGTTAGGGCACACAAGCAATCCTACGAGCTTTTATTCTGCAGACACCACGGATATGAGCACTTTGAGGCCCTAACGGACCAGGAGTTCATGTTCCAGGACGAATCCTCTAGGATATTGTCTACCGATTCAGAAGAATAAATACTATTGACCGACACATCACCCGCATGGTATAATTTTTATACGTTATGTATAGGGAGAGCAATGTTTAATAATAAAAATACAAACAAGAATTTGTATAGTATGCTACTATTAATTACTAAGCAGAACCAGGAGTTGCTTCAAGCACTCTCCTTAGTGCATGCTGAGATTACTTTCCTTGCCGACCGGCAGAGGAAAGAGGACCTAATCATTAGAAAGGTTGTTTAGCATGAAGCTAGCGACTCTTGATTACAATACGGCCCACGAGGTTGTAGAAAGAAACCGATTCCTTTCGTGGGATGGTTGGGATATTGTGACGTGGCGTAAAGATCCGCGGGGATTCTCTGATAAACGGGGTAAGTTTATTAGTGGTGCATGGGGTATCCTTTTTAAGTACCCAGTTACCACTGATGGCACATGGAAGGTTCCAGAAAATTATGTCAATTTTAAGTAAGATGGGGCTCGACCCTAACGACATTGAGTGGTATGACCTTGCCGCGTGCAGGGATCTTCCTCCCAATATGATTAACTTATTCTTTGATGACTACGAGGAAGATAAAGTGGTTGCCGAGCAGGCAGATAACATGTGTCTATCCTGCCCAGTTGCCAAGGCCTGCCTACTTGACGGTGAAGAAAACAATTCTTATGGAGTTTGGGGCGGTCTATACCTAACATCTGGTAAAATAGATAAGAACAAAAATTCACATAAATTTAATAGCGATGGTACAAAGACCGACGCTATGAAAAGGCTGGAAGGAATTCATGGTAGATCGTTTAAAGTACGACAAAACAATGGCTAAGGCTATTAGGTCTATACCTAAGCCATTGAAGTTTACCATGGATATAGTAGAGCACATGGAGTATATAGAGGTCCGTGTGTACGAAAACCAGTTAATGCAATTTAATGATTCAAAGCGTGTGCAGGCTATGGAGTATCTGAATAAAATAGATACTTTGTTGAAATCGTTTGGGCTTAAAAGTTTTATTGGAGGCTCTCATGGCGATCCACCCAGACGATAAAGTATATATTATCAGAACGTTTGATGGTGAATATGGTACTGCTAGGTACATAGGGGCTGACGTTACGTTAGTTACTTTTCAGGAGTCTGTTCCAGAGCCGGTACTTAATGAAGATTTTTATGTAGTATCCGAGATAACATTATTTGATGAGGAGTACGATGAGTAGCGTAGTATGCCAGTGTTGTGGTAAAAGGCCAACGACTGAATTGCTTTCATATAAGTCAAAGCTTATACCAAGCTTTCCACTTATCATGTGTCAGTCGTGTATCAGTTCTAAGTATGAGCCACGCTTCCTAGTTATCCTTTTTGCGAGAAAGAATGGCTTTGATTCGGTTAAGGATTATATTAAAAAGCGTCGGTACTTTGGCGACGAGATCAAGGCATCTGACGTTATCGTTTAATTATGCTTTACGGCCAATATAATTATATAATTATTGTATAATTCCTTGTATTGGTGGGTGTAAAATTGAATATTGTCAGTGATTCCGGGTCAGCTACTATAGCGATGTCTGGTTTTGGTGCAATGCTTACTGGCTCCCCTGTCTTTGTCGGGGTACTGTCCACCTCAGAAACTGCTAATAACCTATCATTTATAGTGGCCCTTTTGGTCTCGCTCTTTGCCTTGGGAGCCGGTGTTGGTAAGATTTACAAGGTCTGGAGTAGTAGTATTATCGCTTCCGCTAATAGGGATGAGCTTTTAAATGAATTGGTTGTAAAGCTTGCCGATATTGAGCGTAGACAGATTCAGATTCAAGAAGAGGTAAACCGGCAGGCCGCGGTACTGGACGCCAAGACAAAGGGCTAAGATGTTACAGGATCACTGGCATATAACCTTTACCAAGATGGATAAGGTTAAGTCAGATATGATCTTTACCGACCGGCACAAATCAATAATAAGTTATATGAAGTTGTGCGACCAGCTTTTTAACGGTTACATAAAAAACCTTGGCTGGCTAGATGTTGAGAGCGGTATGTTAAAATACTCTGAGTCCGGAGATACTGACTATGTATTCTGTGCCATACAGAATGAATATATACTGCTATGGGTACCCTGCAACGACTGCTTGAACCTAAGTCTTAATTAGCCTTGACGCGGACACCACTAATACAATATAATGTAGTAAACATATGGAGGATAAATGCTATACGAAACAAACGACTGGGATGCCATTCGGTATGAATATGACGCTGTTGTAGCGTTTACCGCTACCTGGTGCCAGCCCTGTAAGCAGTTAAAGCCGCAGTTTGCCAGGGCATCAGTATTAGATCCGTCTAGAAATTACTACATTGTAGATATTGACGAGGTCAATCCAGATGTGGTAGAATCATTTTATATTAGATCGGTACCAAAAATCTTTAACGTATCTAATGGTGAAGGAATCCAGGAAATCGGTGGCCGTACAGCCCGCGATATCATCAAGCAAGTTACCGGCGAGTAGGAGTAAAATGCAGACCTTTCTTCCAGAGGGTTCAGACTTCGAGCTGACCGCTAGGAATCTAGACCGTAAACGCCTTATTAAACAGGCGGTTGAGTCCTATCAAATCATCAAGGTTTTGGCTGGCCTGACCAAAGGTTGGGTAAATCATCCTGCCTGTAAAATGTGGACCGGTAGTGAGGGGTGGCTCTACACCTACACTATGGCTCAGATCGACGAGATTGAGCGTAGAGGCTATAAGAATACAACTAGGCCCCTGATTACCGACCTAATGAATTTATATTTTCCTGACTGGCAGGAAGACCTGCCTCCAGCTTGGCTATATGACGATAGGGTAAAGATTACCCACCGCGGTATGCTGTACGAAAAGGACCCCGAGCACTACTCTTTCTATAAGCACGAGAATAAGATTTTCCGCAACTTCTTATGCTGTGATAACGGTAAGTGTAATTACTACTGGCCCACGCATACGCTTGATTACAAATTAGAAACATTGTTTGAAGCCGTTGACCACAAGGCTATATTGGTGTAGAATAGGGCAATGAAGGTTAAGCACAACCACGATATGGACGACATTTGCGATTGTAATTGCACCTATTACTGGCACATTCTGAGTACCGGTGGTGCGTGTAAGGGTAAATGGCAGGATGCCGGATGCCAATGCGATAAGTTTGTTTTAGCTTATAAGATATTCAATGACATAACTACTAACAAGGGGAAGTAATTAAATGGTTGTTGCAGAAAGTTTTGTTGAAATTGCCACCGATCCAGCGCATATCATTGCCGAGCTGATCTTTACCTTTACAATTGATTTCCTTATCATAGCTTTGCTCTGGGGGGTAGTGTTTAAAAAGGTAGTGTTACCCAGACTTACTAAGAAAATCCACGAGGAAATTGATATTGAGCATGGATATAGTCATGAAAACCCACCAGTTGTGCCATCATATAATAACTTTAAGCCGATGGAACTTAGATATATCGTCAAGGCTAAAACTTCCGGCGAAATTAAGGATGCTTCGTAATGTCTGAGCAGACCGTTAATGTTAGCATTGTTCCGGGAGACCTCAAGGTACAGGGACCTCAATTTCGTAGCGAGGGCCTAGGGTGCGTACTGTTTTCTGATGTAGTGGTCGTTGATCAACGCGGGTCAGACCGCGGTTGGAGTCTCAGAGGATTGTTCCCCAAGGCAACCAAGATTGAGGCTACACTGATGCAGTCCGCTCCGGGATCGGCTGATGGAGTCACAATCAACACCGATCTATGGCTAGGTATTGAAAAAGATGGCACACTAGGGCCAGCAGGAAGCACAGGTGGCGTATACCATTTTGATGTGTATGTTATTCTGCCACTAGATATTGATCCTAAAACCTATGAGTTTCCTGTGTTAGAAATTAAGGGAACCTGATATGGATATAGCCTGGATCGTGCTTGTTAGCATATGCTCCACCATGCTGGCGGGCATTGTGTTTATGTCTCTTGGGCCAGAGCCCGAGGCGGAAGAAAGTGAGTCGAAAAGTGAGAAAGACTCCGAAGTAATTGTTAATGAATATACAGCAGGCGGAACCGCCTGATTACCGATTGGATTGTTATGTCTAGATTTAAGAGTTTTATTGAGGCTTTGACGAAGAGTATTAAGGATGAGGGATTGCAGTCTGATCATCCAGCATATTCCAGAATTAACGAGGATTTGCAGTATGCCAGTATTCAGCACCGTATTCGTCGGAACCAGGCCCAGGCTGAACACAGGGCTAAAAGACATAACGCATAATGTCTAATATTATGGTAATATTGATGCAGAAGGCCACAATCTTTAGGAAGAGGGGATACCCCAGTGTTCTCATTAAGCCTAGGGGTTGTGGCCTTAAAAAGAATCCGCATGTTTGCGTCAATTGTGAGGAATAATGTCAGTCGTTGTGGGTATCCAGCACGGGGGTATTGTCTATGTTGGGGCCGATAGTCAGTCCACGGGCGGTAGTGGAGATCAGTACACTCGCCTAGATAAGAAGATATTCCTCTCATGCGGATACATCATGGGAGTAGTAGGTTCTAGCCGTATAGCCCAGTTGCTAAAGACTGCTACCAATATCCCCCAATTACCCTCAAATTTGAAGTCAGCCACAGAGGGTGAACTAGATGGCGTAAAGTTATTTGAGGTTGAGAAGTTCTTTGTGGACAAATTTGTGCCACATCTAAGACAACTATTTACAGATTTTGGTACTGAACCAGACCAAGATGATGCCTCAGATATTCTTGTGGCCATTGGCCCCTGGATGGTGGTTATTGAAACAGATTGGCAGGTAGGCATTTATGCTGATAAATATATTGCCATTGGGTCAGGCTCTGGTCCAAGTCTAGGGTCACTGGCAAGTACGGAAACTGTTGATCCTGAGCAAAGATTGCACCTAGCTTTGCAGGCTTCAGCCAAGCATTCCAATACCGTAAGTGCTCCATTTTATATGTTAGTAACTTCGGGCGGTAGGCAGAAGAAACTCCCCAAATAGTAGTACTATCTATAGTAAGTAATATAGAATAAAATAGGTCTCAATATCGGACATATCGAATAAATTAGACCCATATAGACCCCATACAGCCTCTCTAAATACCCCCCATTTTCCTCCACTTTACTCCTATCAAGAAATTGATAGTGTGTATTTTCTGTATTTGATATTGGTTTAGAGGTATATATGGGTATTAGTGCTATATACATATGCCCCTCGTAATGTCAAGCACTTTTGGGATATAGTTGCCAT